TGAGTTAACTCTACCTGCACCTTCTGTTAATCTATAATACACTGTATTGTGTAATACTATTTCTTCTCTGTTGTAAGCTTGAACGTCTTGCCATGTTCCTCTATAAGTAGGAACTCTTACTACTAATGTGTTTTGTACACCACTAGGTTCAATAGATGTTGGTCTGTCATAGTCTTCACCTACAATTTTACCTGTATGACTTGTGTTATTAGCAGCTTCTACTACTACTGCTTCAAAATCATAGCCTGTATTAGCGGTAGCATCGTCCACAAAATTTAAGGTAACAGGAAATTCAAGCTGTTCTCCTCTAACTAGGGAGAATAGCACACCACCAGAGTCACTAATAATATCATTAGTGTCGGGTGCAAGAATACGACTTCTAGCCATTATATTGTTCCTGTTTTTCTATTTTGAATTATACTGTTTTTAGCGTTTCTCTGTTCTTGTTCTAGTTTACGCCTCATATCTCTTAAGTACTTTTCAGTTTCATTTTGTATTTTTTGTCTTTGAGCATTTAACTCTAATTCAGGAGAAAGTTGAGGAGAAGCAGTTTTCATTCTACGCTTATCTATTCTGGCGTTTCTTTCTGTAATAACCTCTCTTTTATAATCTCTTAGTCTTTTTCTAAATCTTGAATTTTCTATTTTATCTCCAACATAAAAAGCTCCAGCACCTAATAAGTACGTACCTGCTAGAGTAACTCTAGCCTTATCTCCAAAACTCATTGCATCTTCATAGTCTAAATTTTTAACAGTAGTAGTCATTACTTTTTTAGCTGATGAACTTTTAACATATTTAGCAGCTGCAACTTTAGATACTTTCTTAGCACCTTTAACTTTAACTGCTTTTCCAATTTTAAAAACAGCAGTTTTAGCTACTTTATTTTTAGATCTTTTCATTGCACTAATTTTAACAGCTTTTGCTAAAGCACGCTTTTGTGCTGTGCTTCTAGCTTTTTTACTAAAAATTCTTTTACCAAGTTTTAACGCTTTTCTACTAAGATATTTTTTTATAGCCATTAGCTTAATCCTTATTTGTATCCAGTATAAGCTTTTCTAGCTCTTTCTAAAATTCTAGATTGAAACTTACCGCCATACATAAGATTTTGTCTAACGTTTTCTAAAATTGGAGATCTATAAGCTTTGTTCTTACTAGCACCTTGCTTAGTTCCACCTAAGTTAGTCATACCTGCACTTACAAGACTTCGTGACATTCTAGCACTTTGTGCTCTATTTTTAGTTCTAGCTCCTACTTGTAATTGAGAAGTAGGGTTGTTTTGAGCCTTACCAACATTAAATCTTCTTGGAGTTGAAAAAGCTTTAGAAGTAGTTTTGTAATTTCCTGCTTTTATAGCACTTTTAGGGCTGTATGGATTTGAGCCAGAAAAATTATACGAATTAGAACGACTTTTAGTTCCAATAGATACTTTTCTTCCACCTGTTTGACCTATCTTTGTGGCTTTTCTTTTATCTCTAATAGCTGTTGCTGTTTTAATTGCTTTTTTCTTGGTTTGTTGTGCTATACCAAGAGCTTGATATTGTAACCCTCTAGCTTTAGCAGTTATAGAAACTTTATTAACGCCTTTAGTTTTAGCTTTAATTGTTTTTCTTGCTGATGAAGTTGCTTTAATAGTTGCTTGACCTGCTTTGCTCTGTTTAAACTTAGAGCGAATTTTCATTTTTGCGCCTTTAACCGCTAAAGTTCTTGCGCTTTTGTTAGTGCTTAACTTACGAGCCTTTGCAGAAGCTTCTTGTGCCTTTTTAAGTGCCATTTTACGAGCAGAAGTAAAATTAAATTTACTTGCTGAAGCTTTTGCACGTTTAAAACGTGAACGGATTTGCATCCCTGCGCCTTTGAGCCTTCTTTTTACTTTTGTTTGTAGTGCCATTATTTAATTCTCCTTTAAAATCCGAAACCTCTAGTTGTTACTTTCGAGCCTGCTCGGATAGGATATAGATATTCAACAGCGTACCGTAAGGCATCTGTCCAGTGTTCTATTCCTTCTTTTTTATCTATTGTAGCAGAATCAGGATTTGATTCTAACCATTGAGTTCTTTCAATCGATTTGATTGTGTTTACACATTTAGGATGAATTAACATGTCAATATCACCGTTAGCATTTTTAAACTTTTTGTTTACAGCAGCTACACTATCAATTATAGGAGGTGCTTTGTTATGCGCTCTAGTGATTATTTTGTGTGTTTCTAGTATACGAAAGTCTGTAACGCCTACAGCAGCAGAAGTTTTTCTAGCCCTGCCTGAAGGGTCTGGATAACTAATTATCCTATGTCCTTGATATTTATCAGTTAATGCTGTTGCTAAAGATTCAGTATCAGGATGACCTTGCATTTCGTCTAATATGTGTATTTGACCACCTCTAATAGCAAAGATAACACTAGCCATTATACCGACATTAAAGTCAATTGCTACGTGTACGTCTTCACCATCTTCAAACTTAGTTAAGTTTTGGTCAATATGATCCTTACGGTTAAATGTGTAGAACACATTGCTACCAGAGTCTTCGAAGCTTGCAATATACTCTCTGGCAAACTTTAAAGGATCAAGTGTTAGTTTTATCCGATCAATCTCGTCTTCATCTAGAAAAGGAGAATCTTTATATGTATAAGTATAACTCTTCCAATCATCATCATAATCTTGTCTATTGTACATTTCATAAAAATAGTCATAGCCTCTAGGAGTACTAATAATTAGTGCTCTACCAGAGTTGGCATTAAACTTTTTAGCATTCATAGGTGACCACCTAGTAGCTACACAAGGTTGTATAATTGACTCCCAAGATTCCTTGAGATTCATCCCTGCGCCTTTCCACGAAGTAACCTCATCGGCTACTACAAAGTATTGCCCTGTACCACGCATCCTAAGAGACGCTTCATAAGACCATAATTTAAGTTGTACGTTATTAGGAAACCAGAATTGTCCTGCTGCCTTGGAAGCTTTATCTGCAAAGCCTTCCATCCCTAGTTGCCAAGCTATCAGCGGATAATAAATATCTACTGCTTGGCTGTAAGTAGGGGCGATGAGTGCCACATTTTTATTAGGCACTGACTCATCTAAATTCATTAATTCCTGTACAGCTATTATGGCGGCTGTTGCCGCTAAGTAAGATTTTCCGAAGCCTCTTGCTGCATTTACTACAGCATATCGACAATTATCTTCAACAAACAAATCTCTAATAACTTCTGACTGTTTTTCATGTAACTGTATATTTGTCATTTTATTTTTTACGACCTAGCTTTTTTTTGACCTTTTTGGGTTGTTGGGAGAATTGTTTACCCTTTTTAAGATCACTTCGCTTTTTTCTACTTG